GGTGACCTTCCCGATGCTCGTCACGCTCCGGTAGAACCTGTCGAGCTCGAAGTGCCAGGGCTCGTCTTGCGAGAACCCGCCCTTGCCGTCCTTCCACGGCTTGCCCTTCCGGACCGTGATCGGACGGATGAACCCCGCCTCCGCCATCCGCTCGACGACATCCGCCGGCGGATTCCGCCACGCGAGGTCCAGCGCCATGCCGCGCACATGAGGCTGACGGGTGTCCGCGTCCGGATTGTCCGCCGCGTTCCCGGTCCCATTGAGCCACTGCTGATAGAACCAGCGTTGCTTTTCCTTCGTGCGGCCCGCACCGTCCAGCGGAGGACGCCCAGCGGCGACCCACTGATCGACGACGCACCGCCGCGACCACAGCCCCGGATACCCGGGGACCTTGACGATGTCGAACGGGCTCATCACGCCGCCCGGTAAGAGAAGTTCATGTGGATGATGTCGCCCGACGCCCACGTGAACGGGATCGACGCAGTAGTGTTCGCGAGGAGCGCGTTCGTGCTCGCCGCGTTGATCGTGTACGGTGCTGCTGTCGTCGCCGAGTTCTTGCGGATGAACGCCGGATACTCGGTCCCGTTCGCGTCATTCAGCCACCCCATACCCAACGGCTCAGGGTTCGCATTCGATGCCGTGACAGGCAGAGAGAACGTCGGCTGCCCGCCGAGCGCGGCCGAGAGCGTCGCACGAATGCGAACGTTCACCGTCTTACCTACGACCTGGTACTCGGCGACCACAGTGCCCGTGAAGTTCACCGTCGTCGGTGTGTATGCGGCCCAGTCCTTGAATACCGTCTCCCACCCGGACCCGTTGTGAACGTAGAGCGTGTCGAGGTCGGTATCCCACCACTCCAGGCCCTCACGGGCGTGGTCGTACGCTGTGCGCTCGGCGGTCGTCCCGATCAGACGTGTCCCCACGGACGCCGCGAACGCCGCGACCTCCGTCAGATCCGCCGCCGTCTCCGGCGTGCCCGACCCGGAGAACTCCGGCGCCCCGGTCGTCGCGTTGTAGTCGTCAGCAGCCACAGCAGGCCCTCCTATCGTGTGCCGGCGAACCGCAGCGCGCCAGAGTCAGAGTCACGGTCCACGCCGCGCCATTTGTTGAGTCCGCCACCGGGAGCGGTGACGCCGATACCGCGGCCACCCGCAGCGAGATACGTCGCGAACGACAGCGGCAGACGCACCCACCCGTTCCGCTCGCTCGAGGACAGCGCCTCAAGGTTCGAGATGTTCGGCGAACCGTTCGGGATCGACGAGTGCGGGTGCGTGCCGATCGACGCGTTCCCGAGCTTCGTCAGCAGCGGAAGGTACACCTCGATGCGGCTGATCGTCGCGCCAGCGATCGCATCCCTGATTCGGTTCCCGTACGTCCAGATCCCGTCGTTCGAGTTCGACGCCCACGGGTCGCTGTCACCCCACCACGATCCCTGATAGCGGCCCGACTCGCGCGCCTTCACCTTCAGCCCCGAGAACGACGACGACTTCGGAGGCGTCGTCTTCGGCGGCTCCGGAGTGTCCAGCCCCGTCACCTGCCCCTGAATGATCCCCGTCGCCCAGTTGACCTCCACCGTGTGCCCCACAGTCGGCGTGTACCCCGCCCGGTAGTAGAGCAGGTACGACGTCCCATCGACGGACACCGTCGCCCGCGGCGACCCCGTCGCCGTGATCGTCCCGATCGGGTTCAGTGGACGCGCCGGCCCCGTCACCGCCGGCTTCCCATCCCGCCACTCGATCTGCACGACCATGCCCGCCGCCGGAGGGTAGAACCCCACGCACGGGATCGTGATCGTCGTGTCGCCCACGTTCACGACCGCGAGTGGCCCCGACATCCGCACGAAGACACCCGTCATCGACCGGATCGAAGGGACCTTCGCGAGCTCCGCCGCGATCCGTTCTGTCGCGCCCACGTCGCCCCCCTTAGATGTCCCTGCTGACCCGCAGCGTGACGTTCATGTATGCCGAGTCCGACATCGAGCACTTCCGGAGCTGCCCGACGAGCGGGGACTGATACCCCCGCAGCTCGAGCACGTCCCCCAGCTCGACGAGCGGGTTCACGTGACACTGGATCTGCACGTCGTACTGACGAGACCCCAGCGACAGCTCGAGGATCGACCGCACCGCACTGTCCGCCTGCGCCTGCGTCTTCACGAAGTCCGACGAGTAATAGCGGGTGTTCTCCCCGTACAGCCCGTCAGGGTCCAGATCGCCGCTGTTCGCCGCCGCCACCGAATAGATCGGGTTCCGGTCGTCGTCCTCGAACTGCCCCACCACCACGTTGTAGACGTCGTCGGTGTCGATCTCCGCGCCGACGTCGATCACAGTCCCCTGCTCGCCGAGGTGCAGGACACCGACGACATCGCCGACAGCATCCGGGACGACCGTCCACGCACCCGCAGAGTTCACGAGCGCGGTCCCGCCCAGCGCGTTGCCGAGCGTCTTCACCGCCTCAAGGCGCCCGTCCTGCTTCGCCTCCCACGTCGTAGACGAGGGGATCGGAGCATCCGGCACCGACTCCTCCACCGGCATGTCCGTCAACCGGCGAATCTCCCCGTAGCACGACGCCAGCGAAGGAGGGTTCTCATCGGACCGCAGCCCACGCCGACGCACGTCCTCCTCGAGGGACAGGAACGACACCGCGACGCGCGACGACACCGTGACCGTCTTCCCGTTTACGTCCGCCGTGTAGTCCCGCGCCTCCGGGACCTTCGTCAGCCGGAACAGACCCAGGCTCACCCGCCGAACGAAGTCGCCAGCGGAGATCTCCATCACGAGCTCGAGCCGGGCACGGAACGGGGACAGGATCCCCTTCGTGCCCTCAGGGACGAGCGACTCACCCTTCACCGACTCGTAGACGATGACGCCGCTGCCCGACGTCGTCACCTTCGCGCTCAGATCCCAGTCCAGCGACCACCCCTCGACCCGCAGATCCTCGAGGACCCGATCGGACCCGTGGTACACGTTCACCCAGAGTTGCCGCGTAAACGACCCCTTGAGCACCTCGAGGAATCGGTCGTCGTGCTTCCGCATGTGCGCGCCTCCTATGCGTTCGCGTACCCCGCGAGCGAGTAGTCCCGGTCGATGTCGACCCGCCGCAGATAAGCCGCGTCGATCGCGTCGCGGGTCGCGTAGTACGCGTCGATATCCGCGCGCGTCAGCAGCGGGACGATCAGACCCGGCACCGGCGGCGCCGACTCCTCACCCGTCATCTCCTGCCGTGTGATCCCCAGGTCGTGCCGCACGCCGACGTCCTTCTCGACGATCGACGCGACACCCAGGAACAGCGGACGCGGGATCCGCATCGGCTCATCCCGAGCGCCCACCCGCAGACAGATCACCGGAACCGTCGTCGTCGTGTAGTCGCCCAGCAGCGCCTGCACACGGTCCGCCGTGTCCAGGTCCGGCGCGTAGACGTTCACCGCCAGCCCTGTGAGCCCCTGTCGCGGCTCAGCGAGCGCCACCGCCACCCGACGCCCAATCGGACGTGAGAACGTCACAGGGACTTTCCTCTCGAGCGTCGCCGCCGTCCCCTCAAGGAGGCGCACCCGCACCGCCCCCTGAGGGTCCAGCGGATTGTGCATCCACGAGTCCGGCGACGTGATCGTGATCGACGCCGCCGGCGTGAACCCCAGCGACAGCCCGTCACCATCGAACATCTCAGCCCGATACGACGCCGCCACACCCAGCGGAACCTCGAAGTCCAGCCGCGTGAACGTGCCCAGCGCCGCGGCATTCACCATGCCCCGCACCTGATGCTCGCGCCCCTTCGCGGTCCGGTACACCGTCACCCGCTCCGTGTCCGGGTCGAGGTCGTCGAAGAACACCTCGACCCGAGGACACGGAGCATCGTCCACGTACGCCGTCAGCTCAGGTGCCGAAGCCATCGCCTACCACCTTCCGCGAGCGAGCTCGCGATCGTTCGCGTCGTCAGCGACCGCGATCTGCCGGTCCGCTTCGATCCGCATCCGCCCGATGAGCTGCCCGTCCGCGTCCACGACGACGAGCACGCTCGGCGACGAGTTCCCCGCGAGGCCCTCCTCGAGCGCCCGGTTCATCAGCCCGTGATCGACGACCGTCTCAGCTCTGCCAGCCTCAGCGAGGATCGCAGCCGTGCCACCCGGTCGCGGGAGGATCGTCGCGCCCATCGCCAGACGAGGCAACTTCACGTGCGGGATCGGCCCAATGTCGACACCGAACACCGCCGAGCCGACCGCACGGATCCCGCCCGTGAACCCGTTAATCAGGTCGATGGCGCCGTTCACGCCACCCTCGATCCACCCGATGATGTTGTTCCAGATGTCGCGC